TTTGTATTTCGTATTTGTCACGTAAAACTAATTCTTGGATATACGTTTTTGTAGTTTGTGAAAACAAATCCCCCTTGCTTCGGGGGTTTGTCATTAATTTTCCTATTTGTGAACATCTTACTTTCATTAGTATCTAAGATTAATTTTGTTTCTTGAACGGTAATTATAAATATCTTCAATTAATGTTCTGTATTGGTCTGTATTAGCACAATCTACCATTGCTGTTGGTTGTAATCTTATTTTATGCATAAAATCATTAAAATCAAAGGTTTCTTTTTGAAGAAGTCCTATCATTGTTCTTACAAAACCACTTTTATTATAACTTGAATAATAAGGTTTAATCATTCGTATTTTATTAGCAAAATCTTGTGCTATATTTAAGTTTCCAAATTTCCAAGTACCTTCCTCGAATACTTGTTCTTGGTTTATGCTTTTTGCTACTTTGTGAGCAAGTGTATTTTGTACGTGTCCAACTGTATTTTGGCAAAAAGCTACGCAATCATTAAAAACATAATCATCATTTTTATTAATAAAATCACGAAGTTTAATATAAGACTCAATTCCCATATTAGCGTAACCTTCCATAAAATCTTTTTTAGTCCAATTTTTTTGATTTAAATTTAATGTATGAACTTCGTTTAATGAATATCCAGTTACAATAATATAATAAACAAAAGATTTTGCTTCTTTAGCAGCCATTAAACGGTGTTGTCCGTCTATTACTTCCATATTTTCATTTACTAAAATAGGGTTACATTTCATTCCGTAAACACGAATTGAATCAGCTAACCTATTTACGTGTTGTAAATTTGGAACTCTGTTACCGTCAATTTGTTTAAAAATTGATAAATTACTTGTTTTGTAAACTTTGTTTACTTCTGTTTTTTGTTGCACGTGGGTACTATTATTCGCCATTGGTGCTTGTGTTAAATTAAACATATATTTATTTATATTGGTTACTTGTTTTTACAATTCATTTATTACGTTGGTTTGTTCTTCAGTTAACTCAAATTTAGCTTTTAACTTTTCTACTGTAAATTCGCCTTGTTGAATAGTTTTAAGGGCTTCTAAGAATCTTTTGTTATCAATAGCGGGTTTCTTTGGTTCGTGTTTTACTTGTTCGCCTGACGCGTCCGTATCTTTGTCAGTAACTAAACCTAAAATACTACTCAAACAGTAACGTCGAAAGTAAGTTACGCCACTACCAAAACATTGGTATTCATTCATTCCTTTTAATTGTACAATCGGAATCAATGTAGAACTTTCTATTTTTTCACCGCTTTCAATGTGAAATACTAAAGTCACTAAATAATTGTGTCCTTCGTTTGTGTTAATCAGTTGCGTAAATCCTAATCCGTGTTTTTGTAGTAACGGGTTAATTTCACTAAAGATTTTTGGTAGGTCGGTATAAGAATAACCATAACCTTGCGTTGCTTTGTGAATTACCTTCACTTCTTGTTGGAACGCTGCCAACGATTTGAATAAATTTTTCATACTTTAATTTTTAATTATACGCAAATATAACTATTATATTTTAATCTACAACTATTTTTCAAAAAAAACTTTTAATGGTAACAAAATTCCTTTACTTGTATTCATGTCACCGCCTAAAACGTCCCTATCAGTTCCTATATATTTACGGCAAAGTTTCTTTAATTCTTCTTTTTCAATCATTATAAAATGATATTCACTTAACCAATAACAGTAATAATCCGAAATGCTCGTTGCTATTCCTGAAGGTTTATTTCGGCTTTCGTATTCGACAAATATATTACCAGTTTCTAAACATCTAAAATCACGTTTTACTTCAATCGTTTTTCCAAGTAATTCAAAAAGTTTAGTTTCAAATTTTTGTCCTATTTTTAAATCGTAACGAAAGTCATTGTTAAAATTCATGTTTAATTTTTTCTTTGTACGTGTTAATTATTTCCTTTAGTTGGTTTACTGTAAACTTCCGTGTTTTGTTAGCTTCAGCTTCTAAAAGTGTTAATTGTTCTAATCCGATTTTGTTAATTAAGTTATTCCGATATTCGATTAAATTGCCACTTAAAAAAGTATTACAGTGTTCACATTGTAAATGTACATTCAGTTCGTTAAATCGCACGTTCCAGTGATTATTAGCGTTGTAATAGTGTCCCGCGTTTTCTTTTTTTGGCGGTTTATTACAAGAAATACAAAGGTTGCCTTGGTCGCGAAGTCGAATATATTTATTAAATACTTGTTGTGCTAATTTTATATAGTCCTGAACGGTCATTAATTCCGCTTTTAACTTTTCTTTTCGCTTTGTCCATTGCTTTTGCTTTGTTTCGTTTATCCAATCGGTTACGCAATTTGGTTCGAAACAATTTTTTTGTAAGGTTGTTATTGGTTGAAATGGTTCTTTACAGTACTTGCATTTTCGTGTTTTCATAATTCATCAAATATTGAAGTTTGTTTAATGTCCGATTTTCTAAATATATTTAAAGCCGTTTCAAGTATTGTTTTTCCCGCTTCATAATCTACTAAGTTACGCGCCATTTTTAATAACGATTGTTCACCTTTATATTTTGTAAAGTCGTATTCATGGAATTTGCACAACCCTTTTAATTCTTGTTTTGCTGAACTTATTGCAAATCTTCTATCGTTTAAATCAGTTGGTAAATTAAAGTTTGTCCAATACAAGTGACGTCCTCTTTTTTGTGCATTAATTAATGGTTCGTAGTAGGGTATTACATTTTCAACTACAAATTTACCGTGTTTAAAATAATGCTGCAAAAACAATATTTCTTCATATAATTTCATATCCGGGTAAACGGGTTCGGTTGTTGTATCGTAATTTGAACTATTCCAATATCTTGCCCGCGAATGAGTTGGACACGGTGGCGAACTCCAAATAAAATCAAACTCTTTGTAATGGTCTAATAAATATTGGTGCGCATCTGTAACTATTACCGTATCATTTGGAAAACGTTCCTTGTATAACCTTGCCGCTTCGGGGTCTAATTCAACCGCCGTTACTTCAATATCTTCGTTTACTTCGTTCCATTTGTATCTGTTACCGCCTAAACAAGCGTATAAATTAAGTATTTTCATATCAAATCGTTTTTAGTAAAATATTCAGCAACCGCACCCGCGTTTTCAAATTCTATAACATCAAACTTCCTTGTTTCAAAGTTGTATTTTACCATAGATAGTTTTTTTATAGCACTAAAAAAAGTACATTTTTTACAAACTCTTAAAACTCCCTTGTCTGTTTTTAGTTGGTATTTCATATTTGACACGCTGAAGGCATCTAAGGGTAATTCTTGTTTGCAAGTAAAACAGTTTTTAAAGTCCATTAATTAAGTTTTTTATATGAATTGTTAAACTACGGTTTTCTTGTTTAAGTTTTAAGTTTTCAAGTTCTAATTCGTGGTTTCTGCTATTCGTAGCGCGGTTTACTTTGTCACAAAAATTAAAATATTCGATACATTCAGCTACTTCAGTTAAACTAATTTCCATAGGTTTAATTAAGTCTAACCTTTCAGGGTGTTTCGTCTTTATTTCGTCTAAACTGTTTTTTAAACGCCAGTATAAAACATTCATACCCGCTTTTCTTTTAATCATTTCTAACATATACTTTTTTTTATAATCCACAATATCCAGAATCGCATTCGTTAAAATCATTGTCAAATAATTCTAATTGCGTTTTGTAGTTTTTAATCTTTTCGTAAGTAATTCCACTTTTAAATGTGCATCCGTTTTTTTGCTCCATTTCAATAAACCAGTTAAACTGTTTTTCTGCTTTGTTACTCATGTGTTTTAGCATTAATTCGTTACGGTGAAAACACCCAACACAATTATTTTGATATGCAAATCTTACGGGTTTATCCTTCCAAAAATTTTCAATAGTATCTTTAAAAATAGCATCTTTAATTAACGGAAATTCTGTTATTCTATACGGTAAATCCTTCCATTTATTGCGTCCGTTTTTATTTCCTATCTTAAATTTAAAGTTTTCTACGCCGTCTATTTGTCTTTCAATCATTCTATTTGCACGGCTTACTTCATTAGCTCTAAATCCTATTCTCATTTGTACGGGTAATTCCGTGTTTTCATAGCACCACTGCGCAATTGGTTTTATTTTCATGTCTACGGTGCAAAAACGTGTAACTTGGTTGGGTAAATAATTTTTACCGTTTGCCATTTTATAGTTGCTTATAACTTCGTCAAATGTTTTTTCGCTTAACCAAATTATTTCTTTACCTAAATACTGTTCTAAATCTAACATAGTGTAAATTATAGTATCTTCTTCTAACGTTCCTATAAATTCACGTCCTATTTTATCGCTTACAATTTGTCGAATTTTAGAATCAGGAAATATACATTTTTTATCGTTAGTTCTAACCAAGGCAAAAACGTTAAAGGTAAATCAATAGGCTGGGACTGGGAACTATTACCCTATACAATAAAAGAAGGTAGTACGACTTATATAGGCGCAGCACCCGCTTCAGGTAAAACTGAACTATGGTTTGAGTTCCTAATTAATTTAAGTTGTTTACACGGATGGAAACACGTAATATTCTCACCTGAAACTGGAGACCCTAAAGACATTTTTGCAGAACTTTGTTATAAGTTTATAGGTAAACCATTTGTACGTGGTGAATACGCTATGACTGAAGCCGAAAGAACAAAAGCAGAATATTTTGTAGATGAACACTTTATAGTAATAGACCCTTCGGACGAAGATTTAACGCTTGAAAAGTTTTACGATTTAGTAGATAAAATTGAAAGGGACTTGAATATAACAATAAACACAACTACAATAGACCCGTGGAATGAGTTAACAGAGGAATTTAAACCAAATGATTTAGGGCGCGAAGATAAATATTTGTCAAGGATTTTAGGTTACGCACGTAAAAACGCCAAAAAGACGAACCGACATAACTGTATAATTACACACGTAAGAGACCAAACACCCGTAACAGTAGATGGAAAAACGTATTTTCCCACACCTTCAGCGCGTGACTTTGCTGGTGGTCAAGTATGGTTTAGAAAAGGTTTAAGCGTTTTAATTCCTTGGCGTCCACCCGTAGGGCTTCAGGCGTTCGATGGTGTAATATGTGAAGAAAATGAAGTACATTTGAAAATTGCTAAAAGTAAGCCTAAAGGAGTTTCAAAATTAGGCACGTACAAAATGTATTTAGACGTTGCAAAATACCAATATTACATGAAAGATATTTTAGGGAATAAAATTTACGCTAAAAGATTTGAACAACCTATTCAAACACGAATAAAAGAACCGCGTTTAACGTTGTTAGAACAAAAAATGAATTCAATGAATAATAATTTACCCTTTTAAAATGAAAACAGTTAATAGTTTAAGCGGTGGGAAAACATCGAGTTTTATTGCGGCAA